TTTTAAATTACCAGATGAAAAAACTGCAAAAAAATTAGAAAAAAAATATTCTCCTGTAAATGTAAAAGTTGATATACCTATGAAAGATATATTTACTAAAGAAGAATATAATTCTTTATTTACAGAAAACAATAATGACCAAATGGATAGGTTAGGTCTTTCAGAAGGTGGTGGAGATATGAAACGTGTAGATGGTTCTAAAAAATCTTTACAAGGATGGTTAGGTCCTATAAAAAATAACGTAACTGGGGAAAACATGACAGAAGTTTCTATGGGCATTGGACCAGAAGATAATCAAAAACTAATACCTTTATTGGTTCCTACACTTAATGAAAAAGAAATAGCAGCTTTGCAAAATATGAAAATAAAAGGAAATGTAAAAAATATTCCACAATCAATAAAAGATAAAGCAATCCAACATGCAAGAGAAAGAGAAGAGCAAGGGTTAAGTGTTTTTTATAGTCAAGAAAAAACAAAAGAAGGTCTTGCAGAAGGCGATAGCACATCTCAATTACGAATGTTAGAAATAAATGATTACTTAAGAGGTAAAGGATATAATAAAAAAGCAAGAGCTGGTATTTTAGCTAATATAGCTGTAGAAACAGGAAACACTTACAATCCTTTTGAGCAAGAAAAAGAAAACAGTAAAAAAGGATATGGTCTTTTTCAATTGACTGGTAAAAGAAAAGACTATAATAACTGGATGAAAGAAAATAATTTTGATGAACAAACTGTAGATAATATACCTATGCAATTAGAATATATGCACGAAACTATTTATGGTAACGAGTTAATGGGTACAAAAAAAGGTAGAGAAATCGGAGGAGGTACTGCAAGTAAATTACAAAAAAGTTTTTTAGAAGGGACTCCAGAGAGCATAGCATTAAGTTTCAGTAAGGCATGGGAAAAACCCGGAATACCTCATAATGATAGAAGAGTAAAAAAAGCTACAGAATTATTTAAAACTTTAGACTAATGATACTTTACACAGAGGCACAACTTGAAACAGCTTACAACCTTTATAGGTTACACCAACTAGGACAAGGCGTAGGCTTTATGGACTTAGAAGGTTTTAGAAAACTATACGAAGACTTAATGGGAGGAATGGTTTAATGGGATTTCCGTTTGAGATAATAACTATGTTAGCCTCTACTGTATTAGGTGGGGTTATGAGTGTATGGGCTGAGAGTCGTAAAGCTAAAGCAGAATCTCAGAAGCTTCTTATAACTCGTGGTGAATTTAATTTAAAGTCAGCTAAACAAGCTAGAGACCACGGACTAAAAGATAAAGGTTTTGCTTGGACAAGAAGAATTATAGCACTAACATCGGTGTTTGCTATTGTTCTTTTACCTAAACTTGTAGCTGTCTATTACCCTGACGTAGCTGTTACTGTTGGTTATACTAACTGGAATCCGGGCTTTTTATTCTTTAGAGAAGGTAGAGAAGTATTTGAGTGGGTAACTTTTCAAGGCTTAGTAATAACACAATTAGATACTAACTTAGTATCAGCTATCATAGGCATGTATTTTGGTGGCAGTTTAGCTAAAGGTAAGTAATGGGTAACAACAACAACATGAACAACCAGATGGGTGGTTTTAGTGGAGACATGGATAGGAATGAAGTTGAAATAGACCTGAATAAATTTATGGCATTGCTGTCTGAGAAGTCAGCTTTAAAAGATAGAATACGTGAGCTTGAGGATGAAAGAAACGATAACCCATTTCAAAAATGGATATTTGTAGCACAGGCAATAGATAGTTGGAGACTTATACCAAGAGCTTTTCTTAGTGTGTATATGTATCTTCTTTACTATGTAGTCTTTTGGTACATGGATTTAGCAGACCCAAGCATGGAGCAGTCAGGTTTAATATCTGTTGTTGTAGGTGCTGGAGCAGCGTGGTTTGGTCTCTATACTTCTAGTTCAAAATCTAATAAAGACTTTGGTAAAAAGTAAATGAATCCTAATCAGTTCATGGAAATGCTAGAAACTGTAGGTATTCCTGCAGCTTTTGCAATAGGAGCTGGTTGGATGGTTTGGAAATTGTTTCAACATTTAATAGCAGACGTACATAAAAAATTAGATGTGCAACACGGCATGATAGTTGCATTAATAGATAGAATAAGACAGATGGATAATGACATGATAAGAATAGACTCTATGTGTAGAACAGCAATGGGAATACAGGTAGACGTAGACAGGATAGCGAGAGCAGATGGAAAAAAAGACCAGAGAAAAGATTAATATGAAAGTAGTACCCACATTTAAAAGCAAAAAAACAATACGTAATTGTAATTGGTGTATGGCTTTTTGGTGTGTGCTTGTTATGTGTTTTTCTTTAGGTAGCTTGTCGGATGAAGTAGTCTTTAAATTTAAAAGCCCTAGTTTTAGTGGTATAAATACTAGCTCACATTATCTTACTATAGAAAATCAAGAGCATTCCAGAAAATTAACGCTGGAAGCAGAGCTACAAGCACTTAGAGATGAGATAGAACGAGACAAAGAGAACACAACTTTAGCCAGATTTATTCGTAACCTAGAATCTAGAATTTATGCACAGCTTTCTAGACAGCTAGTAGAAAATTTATTTGGAGACATGCCCTCTGATAGTGGCATCATAGAATTAGAAGGCAATACTATTGAGTATAGTGTTGTCGATGGAATAATAACTTTAATTATAACGGACAGTGATGGGAATTCTACAACGATTTCTTTGCCTATCGGTACTTTTACTTTCTAGTTGTGCGGTTATATGGGAGAATGACGACTTAGTATTAACTAAAAAGATACAGTCTACTTCTACTTTAGAACTACAATCAGAAGAATTAAAAAATTTACCACCGGCTAAAGATAAACCTACAATAGCTATCTATCCTAATAGTTTTAGAGACTTAACAGGACAGCGTAGAAGTAACAGCACGTTTGCTTTGTTTAGCACAGCAGTTACTCAAGCACCAGAAGCTTTTTTAATAAGAGCTTTTAAGCATACAGCTAACGGAGAGTTCTTTAGAGTTGTTGAAAGAGTTGGATTAGAAGACCTTGTAAAGGAACGCCAACTTATTAGAAGCACTCGTAAAGAGTTTGAAGAAGAAAACAAAATGAAGCCCCTGTTATTTGCAGGGATTCTAGTTCAAGGTGGAGTTGTTAGCTATGAGGCTAACTTAAAATCTGGCGGTATAGGTGCTCGCTATCTTGGAATTGGAAATTCAAAATCTTATAGAGAAGATACAGTAACTATATCATTAAGGTTAGTATCAGTATCAACAGGGGAAGTGTTGACAGAAACATTAGTTTCTAAAAGCATTATATCCACAAGTATTTCGCAGGATATATTTCGTTTTATTGAAGAAGCTACGGAGCTAGTAGAGATAGAAGGTGGTGTAGCTGAGAATGAGAGTGTGTCTATAGCTTTGCAAAAGGCAATAGAGACAGGGGTTTTAAACATAATACACACAGGAATAGAGAGGGGCTATTGGGAATATGAATAATAAAATAATACTAACTGCATTAGTAATAATGTCTATAATGACATATGCAGCAGACAACGAGATATATGTAGAGCAAAGTGGAGCTACTGCTAATTTGGATTTGGAGCAACTAGGCTCAGCTAATTTGATAGGAGGATTAGGGTCTTCCGCAGGTTCAATGACTCCTCTAGATTTAGACGGCAGTACAATGACGCTTGACGTAAATCAAATAGGAGACACTAACAAATTTTTAGGAGACATTACTGCTGATAACTTTATAGGTTTCTTTGAATTTGATGGAAGTACAAATAGTTTTACTATACAAGTAGACCCTACTAATACATATGGAGCTGATGGTTCTAATGTTAATGTAGATGTTACTGGTAGTACAAATACTTTTACACTTGATTTAGCTACAAGTTCTATGGCTAGTAATACAGACTTAGACTGGATTATTAACGGAGATGGTAACGTAATCAACGCTGATATAGACTACGATGGTGGTACAAACTACATGGACGTAGACGGAGATTCTAATACTGTAAACTTTGATGGACAAGGGTATGCCGGTGGGTACTTTTATCTTGACCAAACAGGTAACAGCAGAACTTTTAATATAAACCAAATGAGTACACTTGATAATGACTGGCTTAAAATACTTTCTACTGGGTCTAATGGTACTATCTGTGTCATCCAAAATGATGGGGGAACAGCAGTCGGTTGTTAATATTGGCAACATAACTGAACTAAACGGAGCTGGTCAAGTTGTAAGAGACAAGACTTATAAAGCTTCTTTAGACCTAGACATAAATAGCTACGATAATGTCCAGACTTCTGATGGGAGAATGGGCATTACTTTTTTAGATGACAGTCAAGTTAGATTGACAGAACATTCTAAATTAATCATAGACGAATTTATATATGACCCTGACCCATCTAAATCTAAGATGGTACTACAATTTGCTAGTGGAACTGCAAGGTTTATTACTGGTAAATTAGCTACGATAGATAAAGAGAACATACTAATAACCACTCCGAGTGCTACTGTCGGAATTCGTGGTACAGATTTTACAATTACAGTAGACGAACTGGGAAGAAGTTTAATTATTTTATTACCAGATGATGATGGTCTTCCTAGTGGAGAGATTCTTGTTAGCACAGCTATGGGGCAAGTAGTTCTTAACAAACCATATCAGGCTACTACAGTTTCAGTATACGAAGCTGCCCCAAGCAAACCCGTTATCCTTGACTTAACACTTGAGTTTATTGATAACATGTTAATCATTAACCCACCAAAGGAAAGTTTAAGTGTTGAAGGAGAAAGTAGAGATAGTAGTGCTGGTAACATTTTGGATGTTGACTTTCTGGAGTTCGATGATTTAGAAGTAGATTACTTAGCAGGTGATGACCTTGCTTATACAGAGCTAGATATAAATTATCTTGACGTTAATTTTCTTGAAGACTTGCTAGATATAATAGCAGACGTAAACGAGCTAGAACAAACAGAAACTCTTTTAAACACTAGGTTAGATTTAAAAGGTACTAAAGTAGGATACGATTCTACTACCCAAGTAAATACTTTTCTTACAGATAATCTTATAACTTTTTATAAAGCTTTAGAAGATACGATAAGATTAGATTTAGATAAATCAAATGCTTACACTGTCATTATGATACAGAATGGCAAGAGCACACAAATTATAGTTAATGGTGGAGGAGACTCTACTATTAAAATTACACAAGGAGACTAACATGAAGTGGGCGTTTACCTTACTAGGCATACTTATATTGCCTCTCCTCTTTAACCTTGTACCACTAGAAGTGATGAGACTCAAGACTTTTGATGCTCTTGTTACAACTCCAGAACCTACTGGATACTTTACAATCCTCAATATAGACGAACAATTCCTAGATGAACAGGGTGGATATCCCCTACCCAGAGATACACTTGCAAAGATTCACAAAGATATAATGAATGCTGGTGCTCTTGGTGTTGGGTGGGTAATGTTATTCCCACACCCTGATAGATTAGGAGGAGACGATGCGTTTGCTTTAGAGCTTTCAAAGTCTCCTAGTGTTATAGCTATGCCTGAAGTAGATAACAATAGTTATCCTACAACAGTAGGCACAGTAATCAAAGGACCAATAATTTCTTTACCTAAAGCACAGGGTTTTTTAGAAAACATAGATGTATTAAAACAATCCGCAGGACAAGGGGCTATATCTGCACCGGTAGATGTAGATAACTTAGTAAGGCGTATACCTTTACTACAGCAAATAGACAATGGGTGGGTAGCTTCGTTTGGAACAGAAGTTTTAAAAATACTAGGAGGTGGTCAGACTTATCAGATTGTTACAAATCAGAATGGAATTGAGCAGATTAGAGTAAGAGGCATCCCACCTATCTCCACAGATTCATTGGGTCGTAAGTATGTAAGTTGGGTAGACACACCACAAACTACATTAGATGAAATGGATGTTGCTAATAAGTTTGTGTTTGTAGGTTTTACTGCAAAGGGAATATCTCCTCAACTTGCTACGCCTACCGGACTATTAGAACCTCATAAAATACAAGCAGCACTCTCTGAAAGTATGCTAATGGATACACCACAAATACCAGACTTTAGATTGTTTGTTGAGTTATTTTTATTATGTATCTCAGGCTTACTGACAGCTCTTGCAATAAACTATCTTGGTATCACTAAGGGCGTAGTATCTTTCTTAGGAATGTTAGTAGGTATGGGATATCTTGAATACTATTTTGTAAGTCAAAATGTCCTTATAGATTTTACATGGAGTATGACATGTATGACACTTATTGCTACACAACAATTCTATCTTAACTTTAAAACACAATTTAAATTAAGACAACAAATTAAAAAACAATTTGAACATTACCTTGACCCAAGACAAGTAAAAAGATTACAAGATAACCCTAGTCTTTTAAAGCTTGGAGGTGAGAGAAGACGTTGTACGTTTTTATTCACAGATGTTAGGGGCTTTACAAGTTTATCAGAAAGACTAGAGCCTGAAAAAGTAGCAGAGATTATGAACAAGGCACTAACCATACAAGCGAACGCAGTTCAGAAACATGGTGGAATGGTAGACAAATATATAGGTGATGCAATGATGGCTATATTCAATGCACCTATGGACTTAGCTGACCACGAAACTAAGGCAATAAAAACAGCTCTTGAAATAAAGAAAAATATGCAAGAAGCAGACTTAGGAATTGAAATTGGTATAGGAATAAATACAGGAGAAGCTGTGATAGGAAATATGGGAAGTGATACACGCTTTGATTATACTGCCATAGGTGATGCTGTTAATTTAGCAGCTAGGTTAGAAAGTTCTACGAAAGAAGTTGGAGAAGATATAGTTATAGGACATAGCACAGCTATTAACTCTACTATGCCCACTATATTCTTAGACCCTATCCATGTAAAAGGTAAGGAAAAAGAAATTATAATTTATACTATTGAAAGCCTTTAAGTTGTTTCTGTAAATACGAATGAAGAGTACCTAATTTATCTTTACCATGTCTAAGTATAGTTTTTATTAAGGGTCTGTCATCTTGAGGTATTACATCATCAACCATTTCTTCTGGTAACATACTTAATTCTGTTACTATTTTATTATCTCTAGTCAATAATACTTTAAAGCTTATTAAGTTAGCTTCATTTTTATTAATCATTCGACTCCCCTAAGTTAGTAAAATTAACTGTGTCTTGTCTTCCTCTAAGACCTGCCTTCATATAAGTAGTAGCTCTACCCTCAAAGAAGTTCTGATGTTCTACACCCATAACTTCATCAATCCAACCAAGAGGATTCTCTCTCTGGTCGTAATTAGTTTTAAGTCCTAGTTGTAGTAATCTTCTATCAGCTATGTATCTATTGTAAGCATACATATCTTTCTTAGTAAGTCCTTGTAGGTCTCCCATCTCAAACACTAAGTCTAAGAACTTATCTTCAAGCTCTACCATTTCTCTACAAATCTGGTACAGCTCTGCTTTAAAATCATCTGTCCATATCTCTATGTTCTCTTGAATAAATTCTCTGAACAGCTTAGTCATAGCTTCCACGTGCATAGATTCATCACGGATAGAGTAAGTAACTATCTGTCCCATGCCCTTCATCTTACCAAATCTAGGAAAGTTTAATAAGATTGCAAAACTACTAAAGAGTTGTAACCCTTCTGTAAAAGCTGAATAAACTGCTAGTGTTTTAGCAATAGTTTTCTTATCAGACTTGAGTGGTTTAAACTCTCCAACATAATCGTGTTTAGCTGCCATCTCTTCATACTCAGAGAAAGCTTTGTATTCTATTTCAGGCATACCAACTGTATCAAGTAACAAGCTATACGCATCTTGATGTATTGATTCCATGTTAGCAAAAGAACTCATCATCATTCTTGCTTCAGGTTTTTTAAAGATAGGCATATACTTATCAATGTATCCTGATGCTACGTCTACATCTGATTGAGTAAACAATCTAAATATCTGTGTAAGTAAATGTTTTTCAGCTGGAGATACGTCTTGCCAATCTTTTACATCTGTGTGTAAAGGGACTGACTCAGGCATCCAGTGCATTTGATTCTGTAGTTTGTAATACTCATACATCCAAGGGTATTCAAACGGCTTGTAATAATCTCTAGTTTTTAATAGACTCATAATTTTTCCTTACCCTTCACAGGCTATACATTCCACATCGTCTAATCTAATACGTGGAACTTTAGTGTTTACA